TTACCATTGAGATAGAGTTTCAGTTTGTTTTCGTTTTTCTGTCTTACTTTATTCATGAGAAAAATCCACGCAGGAATTTGTAATCATCATCTTCACCCAAATAAAACCCACCAAATAAGTATTGGTTCTGTGGGTTAATCACATCCAAGCCACTTGCAGGGTTTTGGTATTCTGGGAACAATGTGTCATTTTCAGCAAGGTACAAACGCAGTCTTTCAGCGTAGTATTCTGCCTTGTTTTGGTAACGCTGCTCAATCATGCGAAGCTGGTCAACATCCACAGCATTTGCATTTTCTGCGCCACGACTTGCCGCTGACTTATTCATCATTTTGTAGGTCAATGGAAGCATGCTATCCAAAATCACATAATGATACAGGCAAGGTGCAACATATTTGTTGACCAATGTCAGGTAATTACCACCAAGCCCAGCCCCGTTGATGTCATCACAAATCTTGTCATATAGGGTGCTGCCCAAAATATCACGGATATAAACATCCTGTGCGGTACGCATGGCAGTCTGCAACAACTTGCTATCGACATTCTCATCGATAGGAGTGTTCTTCTTGACATCCTGCTCACTTACGAAATATGCGAAATTAGCCATTGTTTCTTCTCCTTACTATTCTTTCTTTCCATTCGTGACGACAATGCGGAATATGCAAAGGTGGTTCGCTTTCAGGCACGGTATACCACCCACCCCTGCGAAGCCATACGCTATAACCTAAAATTGCAGACATTTGGTCTATTTCATCACGGGTGTATAGCTTTTCCATTTTAAGCATTTGCACACAAAACTCACGACTCTCACCACCAGGTTGCAATGGCAACGCATCAGGGTCTAAATCGTACTTGTATCGCAGTTCCAACTTGGGCAGTTCGGTATCGGCAATCTCACCACGACCAATGTCGGTAATTTTGATTGCATTGTTTGTCCAATTTATTTTACCGCTATCCTGCAACTGCTTTAATATCTTGATGACTTCTTCTTCACCTATTTTGGTGGCAATGGATATGTCTTTCAGTGTGGCTTTTTCATCGGAATTTACCACAGCCAGTACACGTTTTTCTTTGGTGGTCAATTCAAATGTAAGTTTCACTTCCTCAAATTCGCTTTCATCAGCCCCAAATTTGGCAAAAACTGACAAGTCATTATCCGACCATTTATGAAATTCGCAAGTGTGACCGTCAAACTTTTGCGCCTGAATGGTTGTGTTTTGCAATCCGAGTGCTTCACGTGCTTCTTCACGGCTTACAATACCAAATTGATACAATGCAACGTAATCAACACCGAGAAAGTCGCTGTCTTTTGTATCTAATTCGATGCCGGGGTAAACGTATTCAAGGGTATTTTCAAGGCAAGTGTCAAGTTTTACTTGACGTTTGTTAACGTATGATTTATGAAACAACTCATACGCTTCAATCATTTCATTGCGCTGACCAAGTGCGCCTTCGGTTGCGTAGCCCAACAGAATTTTGGGAAAATTGTGGCCGATAAAGATTTCATCCTGCACCGTTTCATTAAGTTGCAGGAACTGCTTATCCATGTCGGAAGGTTGCAAATGCGCAATCTCTGCCGACTTTTCGTTCATCTCATTGAACTGAATAAGCACACCACCTGCATTGTCCGTGCCTGTGGTTTTCTGTTTAAACTTTCTCTCAAAGTTAAAGGCAATTTCCTCTGTCGGCTGACCTTTGAACAACTGAACCAGTGTGCCGTTGGCAAACCCGTTGCGGATGTTGTTGTTGTGGAAGTTTGCTATCTCAACATCAATTTCAATGTACTGCAAACAATGCTGATAAGGTGGCAAAGGATAAACACCCAAAGAAGGTGCGTATTCACGGAAGTAAAACAACTGCACTTCCATCGGCTGTGCCTTGTTTGGATTGAAAGGTGCATAGTGCTTCATGTCCTCATGCTTCGCCTTTTTCCAATCCTCTGCGTACATGTAAATCTCGTGGTCAAGTGTCCGAATGTTGCTGAAATCCACATGGTAAAGTGCAGAAATTTGCCCTACTTTGTTATAGTGTACCTCGTAAGCAAAGCCGTTGAACAATTCATAATCGAGAGCCAATTTATTTTTGAACTCCTGAATACCCTCGTATGGGTTCACGTAATCAATTACCTTAACTGCGCTGGGGTTGCCATCCACAAGTGTTTCTTCTCCTGCCACAAAACGGGCTTTTTGCCTTACAATAGCCCCATGTTTTGGGCTTCTGTTGTAAAATTCAAGTAACGTATCGGGAAAATCGTTCTTTTCCCCATAGGTCACGATGCCTTTATTCTTGTTTTCCTTGAACTTTGGCAACTTTGACTCCGTGAAATTTATGCGTAATAGGTCAAAACTCATCCGATGTGGTGTTGTTTAATAGTGGTGTTTACTTCGTGGTCGTTAAATGCGGTGTGTGATGCCGTTACATAGGCCAATCCCCGGTCAATTTCCTGTGATGCAAGTAATGGATTGGTATTGGTTGGCGATGTTTGTGCGTATAAAGCCCAGTAATGCGTTCCTACGGCCAATGTTTTTGCGCTACTGCTGCCCTCTACAAATGAAAATAGCTGGTATCTGTTGGGTGCTGTGCTGGTATCGGTTACAATAAATGCCTTTTGTTCCTGCGACATTTCACTTTCAAACACGAGCAGATAGTACACGGGTGAAACCGTTACTTTTTCCCTGCCGGTGATGATTAGTTCAGGTGTGCCGCTCTTTGTAATGTAAAGCATCCTACCTATATAAGTAGGTCGATTTCATGTTAAACAAAAAAGGCCGCCAAATGGCGACCCTTTCTGCATGAAAACACTATGAAAAAATCAAAGACCCAGCGAAGTTACAACAGCGGCCTGAACTTTCAAAGGTAAATCGGTTTCTTTGTGCAAAAAGTTAAGCACATGACCTTTGAAGTCACCGAACGCTTGTCCGAAGTTGGTTTCACTCTGCTGCAACTGAACACCATAGTCAGCACCCAGCAACCAGTAGTCACCACTTGCATCAAGGGCAATAGCTAACATTCTGTTCTGCGCAAGGAGTTTAATTTCGTTGCGCTGTGCGGTGGTAACTTTGTGCAAACGTGCAACAAGGTCAGCTTCGTAAAACACAGTTCCGTTTTCGGTTGAGGGAATTGTTCTCCAAGTCATGGAGCCAGTTTCCTTCTCCAATTCATATTTGAAGTAGCTTTTGCCACCACTCAAAGTGTGGGCAGAAACTTCGCCTGATGACTTGGTTAATGTAGATTTAGCATCGAACTCAACGAGCCAAATATTTTTGATACCTGCGGCTGCGGTTTTGCAGTCCAAGGTAAATCCGGTGGTTAATATACAAGGCATATTTTTTTTAAATTAAAGGGGGGTAGGGTTTTTCCCCACCCCCCGGGTTAAACTTTCTCTATTCGGTTAAATGATTAGAGTGAAAAAAGCACCACTTGTTCTGGGTATCCTACCTGTACCCCATATTTGAACGCAGCGTGGAATTGAACACGACGCTCAAATGGGTTGAAAATGAAGGAATACTCACTTTGCTCATCGAAAAGGTCAGTTCCCAAGAAGAAGTTAGACCACAGACCAGCAACGATTTTGTTCGTTCCGTTCATGCCATGCAGACCGTAGATTTTAATCCCGGTGATAGGGTCAACGATTTCCATGTCAGCTACTTCATTAGCAGGGTAGTGGAACAGGTTAGCAGTTACCAACCACTGTCTGTAAAGACGGAAAGTATCTGTACCCATAGCAATCATCAGGTCAGGTTTTCCAAGCAGTTCAGCAGGGATAACGCTGTAAATGGTAGTGATGATGTCGTCGATGTTAGAAGCAGTGATAGAAGCGTAAGCATTACCTACGTTACCTTTGATAGGGTCACCTGCACCACCGAAACCTAAATCACCCAAGATGGTCAAGAAACCATCCCAGTAACCCAAGTTTCCAGCACCACCTGTGGTGTCACCCTGCCAAATTGCAGTTTCGATAGCTTCGGCAATTTTGGCAGCTTTTTCAGCACCAATCTGCTCGGTGAATACACCCATGTCGATAGCTTCACCAGCGGCAAGAGCTTTCTGTGTGTATTTGGTTTCCAAATCCTTTGGGCAAAGGGTTTCCTGAACCTTAACTTTTCCAACGGTCAGTGTGCGCTTTGACAGGGTGGTGTTACCACTTGACTGATAAGAGCAGCTGTCGCTTTGGAAGTAAACATCGCTGTACAGCAAAGGCAGTATTTCAGCGGATTTAATGTTAGGAAGAACTTGACCAGCACCCTGCAATAAGTTTGCAGTTTTAGCGGTAAACATAGCTTTGGTCAGAAGCTGCAATGATTCTTCCTTGGTGTAATTCGATAGACCTGTTACGTCAAATGCCATTTTATTTATTTGTTATTGAGTTTTTTAATTGCTGAAACAAAACCATTAAAAGTTTCTTCGTTTTTCTTTACTGACCCAAATGGTTTTTTTGTGGGTTCAGGGGTGGTGGCTGCGAACTTTTCAAACACGCTGAAAGTTTCTTCAACTTTGCCAAGGATGTTTACAAGTGCAGTTTCAAGGGTAGCGATTTTCGCTGCCAGTTCTTCGTTAGCGGCACGGAGTGCGTCGAACTGCTCAACGGATGCAAACTGATTTTCAACCTCAACTTCCTCAACGGGAGTTTCTTCTTTGGTTTCAATCATTTCAACGACACCATCTTTGGTTGTCACCAAAAGACCAGTGGTGGTTTCATGCACTCCATCAGGTGCGGGTACGATACCTTCTTCGCCTTTAACATTCAGGAGCATTCCGGCTGCAAGTTCCTCGCCTTCGAAAACCACGATAGTTCCGTCAACCAAAGTCAACTCACCAAACGCAATCTCGGCAGGAGCTTCGCTGAAACGCTGCTTTACCTCTGCCATGAATGCGGCAAGAGATAACTTCATTTC